ATCGTAAACCCCTTTTTCCTCTGCTGTTAAACCAGCCTCAATAAGGAATTCTGCTTCTGTTGCTGCTCTGGGAACAACCGTGCTAGGTACTCCAGCAACCTTCGGAGCAACAGCTTCGGCCTTGCTAGTCAATGCTCCAATTGCTCTCCTGCCAAGTGTTGAAATTCCTCCAACAGTAGGAGTAAGAATTGATGCTACCGTTGTTGTTACTGGATATTTTTGAATATCGCGCTCAAGCATTCCGCTAATTCGAGCAACTTGTTCTGGTGGTATCAATGCCCTTGCTACAGCCTCTTGTCCTTTTTGTCCTGCAATATATCCCCCGATACCTGCAATCGCGCCAGTAGCCAACTTGGGAAGAATGCCTCCAGGTGTTAGGGCAGCAGCGGCCTCTGCTGCTGCAGCACCAGTTGTTGAAGGAATTATCTGACTCGCAACAGTGCGTGCAATCGCGCCCAGCCTGCTTGGCTCTTCTGGCTCAAGTTCAAATGAGTCAACATTGCCATCCTTGTCAGCCTCAAACCGCACAACCTTCCCGTCCTTATTCCTTCCAATTGCAAAGCCAACTCCAGTGGCCTTATCAGTTCCAGAGGACACCGTTTCAATCCCTAGTCTTTGCGCTTCCTTTACGGCTGGTATCGCTGGAGTCTCAATAATGCCTTCAGCCAAAGCCTGCGCCGTTGGCTTGTATCCTTCCGCTATCGTGCCATCTGGCCTGCGGATTGTACCCATCGCATCCACAGCTTTCCCAGCTTCAATGGATGCTTGCTGTGGAGTTGCACCAGCTTGTAGTTGACGCTGGGTTTCTTGCTGTAGTACAGCTTCACGCTCTGGAGAGATAACATCCTCTGGCGCACCACCAGATGCCAAATAATCAGCCTTAGTTAAATTGCCAGCATCCTCTTGAGAAAGTGGAGCAAACTCTAAATCTTGTTCCTGCTCTGGAACGAACTCAAGCTCTGGCTCTATAGCCATTGCTTACTGCCTCGCTTGCAGTCGTCCTGGCTTTCCGTTGATGTAGATAAGTTGCCCAGGCTTTACGCCTGCTGCTTTTGCTTCTTGGAGGCTATTAAAATTCTTTGGTGCTTCGGGCTGTGCTGGTGCTGGCTGTGCTTGCGCTGGAGCCTCTGGAACAACTTGTGGTGCTGCTTGGAGTGGCATAGTTGGGGATTGATAATCTGGAACATTGGTTTCCATCTGGCCAGATTGCCTGTTAAATCCAAGCTCTGCCATTCTTCCTCGAAGTACACCGCGCTCTGCCTCAAGTTCCTTCATTACATCGGATCTTGGCTTCATTCCTACAAGACCAAGACCAAGCTCCATTGCTCCAGTGCGTGTATCACCTTTTGCAAGCTCAAGCTCTTGTTTCAATTTCTCTTTGGAGAGTTTTGTCAATCTTTCATTGATTGCTTCTCTTTGAGCATTGATGTCTTCGTTTTCCAAAGATTGTTCATTCGTGATTGTGCTGCCAATCCCAGCAAGGTATGGGGCAAAATTCGGATCTTGGCTTAATGCAGGAAGATCCTTCAGTTTTCCCTTAACCTTTAATCCACCCTTCTCAAAGCTAAAGTCAACGTCTGGCTGTTCCTTCAATGCCATTGCACGCTCTTCTAAAGCCTGCTTCCTTTGTGCCTCGGCAGCAGCCTGCTTATCAATATCGCCTTGGCGAAACATATTCATCAATTCTGGTACATCAATTACTGCCATAAATCTCCTTATATCTTAATTAAGTTTCCAAGACCAGTAGCAATCTGACCGAATTGTTCAGCCCCACTCGGCTGCCTAGAAATCGCACCAACCTGCGCGCCGTAAGTGCTAGACAAGTAATTAGCTTGAGAGCCGTAAAGGTTTGTAAATGCATTTTGAAGCTGAACTGGAATCTCTGGATTGGTTGTCTGATAGAAGTTCGCAGCCGTAGAAGGCTGTTGGTTAAAGCCACCAGGCAACGCTTGATTGGCTTGGATGTAGCTCTGCATCGCGCCCTGCTGTTGGGCTGTACGCGCGCCTGCGAGGTTAGCAATCGAAGGTCCGCCACCAATAAAGTTGGCCGCTGCCCCAAGCCTATTTTGACGCAATGCGTCACGGAACGCTATATCAGCTTTGAGCGCGTCACCACTCGACAAGCCAGATCCAAGGAAGCTCTGCGCTGCTCCGTAGCGTGCCAGCTTGCGTTGTTCGCCAGCAGCACCAATCTGTGCGGCTTCTTGCACTGCTGGTCCAATTCCAAAGATGTTGCCACGGGCAGTCTGTGCTGCTCTTGCGGCTTGCTCGTATCCACGCCGTTCTTCCGCACCAATAGTCGATCCAAGCCGAAGCTGGTTAAGAGCCTCGTCCTCGATGGTCTGACGGATTTGCTCAGTCTCTGGCGTGGTCGTAGCACCAATTGGCTCAGTTGCCATCTGGCGATACTGCTGACCCAAGCCAACCGCAGTGCGGTAGGAATCTGGATCAATCTGGAAAAGCTGCTGTGAAGCACGCTCTTCGGGTAGCTGTGCGAAGGTGCGGAAGGATGTGATCTCCTTCAACGCCTCTGGGCTATCTGTCGTAATAGGCGTGAAATTCTTTTGCATGCTCTGCGCGTCAGTAACCGCGCTGGTCACGCTTTTTAAGTCATCGTTGAGTTGCTTGATGAACACCTCTGAAGAAGTACGCCTAGCATCGCCAGCGGGCAGATCGGCAAGAAGTTTGTTGGCCGTGTTTAGCCTTTCGGTAATCCCAGCAATCTGCGTGTTGCCACGCTCGATTACGCTGTTTAGGCGGGATAGCTTTGAGTTGTTGTAATCGTCAATGATGTTCTTGTCGGATACTTGGAAGTTAAGCATCGTGCCAAGGTCAGACGATCCGTAGTTACGGCCAGCGGAAAGTTGAGTTAAGGCTTGGTTAAATTCTGGACCAGCATTTGGATTTTGCATTCCCATGCCACCAGCAGTTAATGCTTGGATTTGAGCAGCAAGAGAGTTGCGGGTGTTTTCTTGGCTTGTCACATCGGCCAACCGCTTTTCGTAGCTACTCTGAAGATTTGAAATCTTTTGTTCCTGCAATTGAAACTGTGCATCTCTGTAACTGTTTTCTTCTGCTTTTCTTATGCCTGCTATTGCGCCTTCTTTTTGCGTTGTCAACGCTCCAGGCGCATTGCTATTCGTTTGAACGTATGTGCTAATTTGTCTTGACTTTATTTGACCATCCTCAACGTAATATTGAGTTGATGGTATATTGCCTCTAAAATCTCCCATATTAAGCCTTTAACTCTGGATTGCTGATATTTGTGCCAATCGTTCCGTAGAAGTCCATTGGCCCTGGCTGGCGGTTAAACGCCACGTTCTGTTCAACTGAGCTATACGGGCTAGCTCCATAAAGACGCTCAAACTGACGGGTCATCTGATCGCCTAATCCACGGTTTAAGGCATACGCTTGTGGGCTTTGTTCGTACGACCTGCGTAACCCTTCCAACGTCCTCTGCGGACCAAACTGACGCTCTAACTGCATCCCAGACTGCACGCCTTGCAACTGGTCTAGTGCTGATAACTGGCGTTCTAATCCGCGCTGTTGAGGTAGATATTGAATGCGAAGCTTGTTTTCCAAAGCTGCCATTTCTGGAGCTTTTTCAATATAAGTATTGATGTTCGTCCTGTACGCAGCCGCATTGGCTTGCGCCACCGCATTCGGATCGGGCGGGGGCGGAGGTGCGGGAATAGAAGGTGATCCACCCATGGTGTTAAACCCTAGCCTTTCGCATAAATGTCATATAACAATAACTCCTTGATTTTCCAGAACGATTAAAGGTGATCCGCTTGCGAGGACCAAAACGCTCCCAAAGGAGCAACAGCAAGCATCTCAAGGATTTAGCACCCTTTGAGGAGATAGTCAAATCAACAAACACATTCTCACCGTCTTCGCTATGCACATAATGCTTAGGCTCTTGCCCATCCTTTATACACCTAGCCAAAGCCACGCCTGCAATGCCGTCTTTATCCTCAACAATGCCCACCATCCCCTGCTTCTCAAACCAGCCGTACCACTGTGCCAAGTTAGGCCACATAGCCTCTGGAACGCTGCTTTGCTCAATATACTCAATAGCCGTCATATTGTTTGCTGGATCTGGATTGTGTCTGGGTTGGCTGCTGCCGTGATCTGGCGGATAGCCATCTTGTTTGCTGGGGTAGAAATCTTGATGTTAAGCAAACGCCACTTCTCGTACTTGCGCAGGTCGCTTGCCAGCTTCTTCTTGACTGATGTTGGCAGGACTGCTGGAAGCACGAATGGTAGAGTGAGAACCGAACTTGCAATATTGATGTTGGACGCAACGTCAATATCACCAACGTCAATGTCACGCTGGATTGCAACAGTAGCATCGGACGAAAATGAATCGTCAAAGATGACCTCGAAATGCGAGCCGTATTTTAGCGAGAATGGATCGCCAAAATTAAAGTCTTTGGTGCGGACATAAGATTCGTAGTCAGCTCCAGCGTCTTGATAATCGGCAGATGTAGTTCCCGCTGGAGACTTGTACCCAGAGTACTTCTCAATGATTCCGTTGGTCTTCTTGAGCATCGCCCTAGAGCCTTCTTGATTGAAATTCGTAAGCGTGAACTGCATAACCTGCGGAGTCCAAGTCCCCTCGAATGCGCCTAGCGCAGTATTGTAGACTAGCAGCGTGTCATTGTAATCATTCGATCCAGTAGGGATGGCAAGGAAGTAGCGGTTGTCGTAGTAGATCGCAGTAGCCACCCTAATAGCATCGGTATTGATATCTTGAATCACATCCTTGACTATCTCTGAAATGGGTATGCCAACTGAGCTGAAGTCATCCGCTACAGACCGAACAAGCGATCTGATTCCGTTGTCGGATAAGAACAGAATGTCGCTGCTTACTTGAACCGCAGTACCAGTGGCCACGCATCCAGTGTTGTTTGAAATGATCGAGACAATCCAATCTGCTGCAGATGTGGCATCGTTAGGAATGTCAACTTGGAATACCCTGCGCTTCTTAAATACTATGATTCTATTTTTGTAGTAAGGAACAATAGCCGTAATCTGATCTCCGTCATCGCCGTTGACAACGATGCTGTTGGTCAAGTCCCATACCGAAGGATCAAGTATGTCAGATGCGTAAAGCGTGTTTCTATTTGCGCCAGAGCCAACTCCAAACAACCTATTCTCAGTATTTATCAGAATCCTCAAATTGGCTGGAGGAGGGCTGACTGTGGCGGTAGCCGTAGCACCAGACCCATTGCCAATAATTGTAACGGTGGGTGCAGTTGCGTATCCAGATCCACCAGTAACAACCGTAACGCCAGTAACAACACCGCCAGCTACCAAGGTAATCAATTCTGGCATTGTGCCTCCAAGGGTTGGGCCAGTAATGATTGCGGTTGCGCTGGTATATCCTGTGCCACCAGTTGTTACTGTGATCGCCCTAACCTTGCCGCCCTGCCTCTCAACAGCAGTTCCATCCCAAAAATGTAAATCGCTGTCTGAATCGCAAAGAAACATCTTGTCGACAAACTGTGCAAAGGATACTTCAATGTCTTCGGCCACGCTGTATCCGTCACGCCATTGGCTGGTGGCTGCCGTCCAAACTATGTTTGTAGCACCCCATGTTAAGTACGGAGTATGAGGAGTTGCACTTCCGCTTGATTCAATGCTGTAAAATGTACCGCCAGTAACAGTCAATAATTGCTGGTATGCGGATGTCTCGTAGTAGCGCATCCCGCCAACGGATGTTACCGCGCTGGTTGCGCCAGTAGCGAAGCTTGTTGCACCAACGCGAGTCTCAAGATTACCCTTTGGCGAAAGGGTCATATTGTACAACTCTTGTACTTGGTTTTCTGCTAGTAGGTCAGATTGCAGACCGCTGGCTTGACCACCCGTAAAATTACGGATTCCGTCAAACGATATAGCATCGTCCAGATTGTCCGAGTAGTAAGGCATCTTGCCTCCTTTAAGCCGAGAACATCTCTTCTATGGTTAGCTCGCCAAGACTCTGTGGGGTGATCTGCTTGATTCCGCCAACCTGGCTCAACTCGTAGTTAGCCATAGCCGCAAGGTCAGAATTAGCAGTCTGCGTGATAGCCTGCGCTTTGGCATACTGCCGTTCACGCTCAAGTGCGTCTGAGTGGGTCAAGGCTAGAACCAAGTGATGAACGTGGGGTAAGCGAAGCTCGTCATCCAGCGCGGCTTGGGATGGAGGAAAGTCAACAATGATGTTTGTGCGGGTAAGACATTTTAACTTCTCAACCACACGCAATGGGATTGTGCCAGATGTGGCAAGCCTTGGGTAAAGGTTTAGCTCTGCAACGCCACTGCTGTTACGTCCAGTAAAATGATAGGTATCTGGATCGCCAGTCCGCGCATCGTCAAGCAAGCCTGGGTCTTGGCTTACAATCGTTGCTAAGTCAATCGGGTCAACCTCGGCATCGTTATAAGCAACCGATAGAGGAGTCTCAACATTCGTGCCTAGCGTGATCTGCCTATTTGTGCCAACGGAATAGGTCGAGTTGGTTACAGTCTCACGCCAAGGCGCAAAGTCCCATACTCGGCGGTAAGCCAAGCTTGCGGCCTTCTGTAGAAAGATAAGCGTATCCGAGTCGGTCTTGCCAACCTTCTCACCAGCGTATTGTGCTATTTCAGTTAGAGTCATTTACAACTTCCTCTAGGATTGGTTCGGGTTCTGGTATTGGCTCAAGATTAAATCTTTCAAAAACCTCACCATCAACTTCTTCTGTGTACGCTCCAGTAACTCGATAGCCTGCTGGGACGTTGGCTGGAGTATAAGGCTTAATTCCAACTTGAGCAAGTTGCTCCTTGCTCCAGCACCAGAAGATGCTGGCAGGGTGGTTGACATCGCCAATGCGAATGCCTTCGGGTTGTCTGATGATGTTATTTTCGGTTGTGATCCACATAGTTACTCCTTATCTTGCTCTTGCATATTTGAATGGTGATTCGGCGAAGGCGGCGAAGATGTAGGTTGCAGAGGATGTATTTATTCCTAAAGAAGCTCCGTCTGTCCTTATCTTGAACCCATTTGAAATAATGTCTATTGAGGTAACGGTATTTTCGGCGTTTGCTGAGTTTGCTTGTAGGACTTGTGTTGCTACGTTTGATTGCGACCTTGAGGAATCAATAATTTGCCATCCTTGTGCGCTTGATGAACTTTTAACCATCACCCACCTCGGCCTAAACCCACAAAACACAAAAGGACCATCTGCACTTCCGTTGCCAGTATAAGAACCGAATTTGCTAAAGCCTTCTACTTCGGCGAAGAGGTAGGCGATGTAGGTGACTCCAGTTGCGTTCGTATCTCCAGCAGTGCCAACTGTGAATACTGATGATGTTGGCTCTGTATTATTCCAAGGAGCAGCAGTTGTGTCGGCTGCATTTGTTAGGTCAAGATAAACTCTTTTTGTTGCCCCAAGCACCGTGTGATAAACATCCCAATTATCTCCAGACCTGCTCCTTGATTTCACAATCATCATCTTGGGTGCAACGCCAAGATTGTGACTCACGGTTCTCGCTGAACCAGTTCCAGTATAAGAAACAATATCCAGCCCAGCTATCGGAGCCTCGTCCCAAGCCCAAGCGACGTATGTGTTACTTGCTCCGTTCACCTGAATAGACGAAGTTCCTATTTGGAATCCATTTGAATTAAATGACGAAACGACTGTTGCAGATTGGTCTGCGTTTGTGTTATTTGTTTCAAGATAAAGACTGCCACCCCGAACTGAGTCAACAACGGTATTATTATATGCGTTTGTCCTATTTTTAATCCAAATAAGTTCAGGCTGGAAATTAAGACTTGTTATTGCTCTGCTGGATGTTCCATCTCCCGTATAAGTCACCACATCCATATAACTGCTCGGCTTCTTAATTGTCGGAGTCGTAAGGTTGGTTGTGCAGAGAGCCTTGAAGCCAGTTGGGGCGGTGTAGGCGAATGGACGTTGGCCGAAGTTGTATATGTGGCTTGCTGATGAAATCCCAAGCTGTGAATCTGGGAAAAGGCCAGCGCAATTAAACGACAACGATCCTTGGGATGTATTGTTTTTATAAAATGTTATTGTTTGACTGTCTATGTTTACAGCAATTCCAATAATGTCTCCAGTTGTCCATGTCGCGCCATAAGAGGTCTCTGTTCCATTTACAGATTTTTGTCCGTTGTTAAGATAACCTATTGCATTTGAAAAATTTGAATTTTGAAGAAGTTGAATATCGGCTGCACCAACAACAGATGTTGATGTTCCAATGAGTGATATTGTTACCTCATAATAAAATTTACCAGAATTTGGAAATCCAATTGATGAAAATGCGTATTGTGATGCGGCACCGCTATTGCTTGTTATTTGCAAATTCCCATCTGAAAATGTTGGAGCATTGGCAGCATATCTAAAAGCAAGTGGATTCAAAGTCGCATAATTCCCCCTCAACGTCCCACCAGCACCACTATCACTTCCATAATTAGTCGGAGAATCCACAAGGCTGTCATTATCCACGCCTGCTGTGACGGAGAAGTTGTTAGTAGTCCAAGTATTCCCATTCCCGCTTGAGTCAGTTCCAAGTGCCGCTGTTGAGCTATTATCTGCAAACTTCAGATAAAACCCATTC